AAATAGAGTTATGTCTTTTTTGTGGGGATCCAAAAAAGTTTAACAATTTTGGAAAATTTTCAGGAAAAAATAAATATTCTAGAGGAAAAAATTATTTAAAGTCTTGTGGAAAAAAAGAATGTGCAAATACTTTTAGTATTCAAGGATTAAAACGTACCATGAAAGAGAAATATGGGGTAGATAATGTTTCTCAGACTCCGGGATGGAAAGAAAGAGTCACAAAAAATAATTTAAGAAAATATGGAGTTGAGTGGCAAACGCAAGTAGAAGAATTTAATATTAAAAGAAAAGCTACGTTTCAACGAAAATATGGTGTCGACACACCTCTTGCGTCAAAAGAGTTAAGAGCAAAAGGTGTTGAAACATGTCTGAAAAAATATGGTGTCGATCATCCATCAAAAGCAAAAGAAGTTGGTGATAAATGTAAAAAGACTTGTTTGGAACGTTATGGAGCTGAATTTTTATTACAATCCAAAGAAGTTAAAGATAGAGTGATGAAAACAAATTTGGAACGTTATGGTTCTGAATGGGGATTTGGATCAAAAATAATAAGAGATAAGATTAGAGATGGGTATGTGGAGAAACATGGAGTTGAACATAATTCACAAATCGTTGGGGTAATTGAAAAACGAAACAGATCTCAGTATAGATGGAAAGAATATTTCTTACCATCAGGAAAAATGGTAAAAATTCAAGGCTATGAAAACTTTGCATTGGACGAATTATTTGAAAATGGAAAATCCGAAAGTGATTTAATAATTTCAAATAAATTTATAGAAGATCAAATAGGGAAAATTTGGTATTGGACAGAAGATGGAAAGAAACACAGATATTTCCCAGATTTTTTTATAAAATCAGAAAATAAGATTGTTGAAGTCAAATCTGTATGGACTTTTGAAATTGCAAAAGAAATAAATCTTTTAAAACGACAGGCATGTTTGGACAAAGGATATGAATTTGAATTTAAAGTTTACAAATAAAAAAAAACAAACAGACATGAAAATATTCAGTGAAGTTGAAAAAAGTTTAAACGAGGCTAATATTGGACAGAGATTAGTAAAAGATTTAGAAAAAAGTCTTGACAAATCAATAGAGTTAGCAAAAAAAGTGGGCAAGTATGTCGACGCTGATCAGGACAGAGCGGCGGATCAATTTACTGGTACAGAAGGAAATATAATAATGGAACAGTTAGAAAAGATATGGAATGCATTTAAAACCGGAAATCCTACGGACGATGAATATGCAGATGAAATTTTTAAATAATAAAAACTATAAATATGAAAAAATTTAAAGAATTTGAAAACGCTATCAATGAAAAAAATTCAACCTTTTCGGAATTGGAGACTTTGAAAGAGCTTTTGAAAGAAGTTTTTGATGGAAAAATGATTGGAAAAATTCAATCTGTTTTAAATCAAGATACAAAATTGGCAAAAGAAATAGATTATAATATTCCAAAAATAATGAAATCTGTGGAACGATTATTGGAAGCTGCAGAAAAAGAATAAGAAACAATTACATAAGTTACACAATTTTACACAGATATTTTCATATATACAGAAAAAGGAAACTCATGAGTAAATTAATTAAAATATCAAAATTGTATAAAGACTTAGGTGTTTGTAGAAAAACATTATATAATTGGGTCAAACAAGGAAAATTAGAATTTATAAAATCTCCTGGAGGACATAATTTTGTATCTGAAGAAACGTATAATTCTCTTTTGAATAAAAATAATTCAAAAGAGAAATGATTATTTACAAAACTACAAATCTAATAAACGGAAAGTTTTATATTGGACAAGACTCTAAAAACAATTCAGAATATTTAGGTTCAGGAAATCTTATTAAACGAGCAATTAAGAAATATGGAAAAGAGAATTTTAAAAAAGAAATTTTGGAATTTTGTAAAGATCAAGAAGAGTTGAATGAAAAAGAATGCTATTGGATAGAAAAATTAAATAGCCAAAATTTGAAGATTGGATATAATCTTGCACATGGAGGGAACCAATGGATGCTGGGATTGAAATTTACTGACGATCATAAGAAACGAATAGGAGATTCCATTAAAGATTTTTATAAAAATGCATCTCCGGAATATATGGAAGAGTTGTCAAGAAAAAGGTCAGGTCCAAATAATCCTCAATATGGGAAGCCTAATCCAAAAGAACAGATAGATAGAGCAAATGAGACAAGATCAAAGTATTGGACTTTGGATAAACGAGAAGAATGGTCGGAAAAAATGAAAAGGGTTTGGAATGAACTTCCTGAAGAAACAAGGAAGGAACATAAAAGAAAATCTGCCGGGGAAATGAACGTAAATTATGGAAAGGGATTCTATAAGATTTGGATAGAAAAACACGGTAAAGAAGAAGCTGACAAGAGATTAATAAGATTCAAAAAGAAAATGAGTCAGGTACAATTTAAGAAGGTTTATGTTTATAATGAACAAAATAAATTAATATCTGAACATCAAAGCCCTGAAGAAGCGTCGCAGATATACGGAATAAAAGTTTATACGATAAGAAGATATTGTAGAGTTAATGAAGATAAAAATGTACGCAAAAACACTTTTTTGTTTACATACAAAAATGAATTAGAAGGAGGTTTTCCATGTTGAAGGAAATTTATTTTCCGAGATCCAACTGACCCAAAATATAGATGGGACAAATTTGAGGACACCAGCAACCTAAGCCGTCCTCAGCAAGATCCGAATGATTCTTTACACGAACAGAGGAGAAGTTCTCGGAGAGCCAGAATTTGGAATGGATTTAGAGAATTATTTATTTGACAAGAAAATAAACGAGCAGGTATTAAAGGAGAGATTCTACGCACAAGTTTCCAAATATATACCTGAGTCTGAAGAGTATCAGATTGCTTGTAATGTAGAAGTAAGAACAGAGGGTTATAAGGACGTGGGATACTTGTATATCACAGTGAATGACGAAAAATATATCAATGTGCAATTATGAAAAAACTATTCAAATTAAGCCGTCTTAAGGTTGAAGAAATATTAGAAGATATTAGTTCCTACACTCGTCAGGTCTATGACCAGGCAGAGCAGGTATTTCAGGCATCTAGTCCATGGGGACAAATAATCGTTGTGCTTGGAAGACTTTCCCAAATGATGGTTTATTATATTGAAGACTCCATTACCGAGTTAAATATTAACACGGCAAGTCGACCTGATTCTATCAGAGGATTAGCTCAATTGGCGGGACATAATATTACCAGAGCAATTGCAGCAAATGGAGATTTGTTTCTTTCGTATAATGGCATCACACCTAAAATGACAGGCACCCAAGTTAAAATTCCAAATCTTAATGTTATAAAATGTAATGATAATGGATTAGAATATGTGGCTGTTTTTGAACAAGAGGAAATTAAAATTGATATCTACAATAGCAGAGAAAGACGATATTTTAAAATAATCCAAGGCAAGGTAGAAAGACAAGAGTTTACAGGTACAGGGGAAGCCGCTCAATCATTTCCAGTTTCTGTTCCAAATGGATCCATGGTAGATCATTGGTTTGTAAATGTTTATGTGAATGGAAAGAAATGGAAGAAGTTTGACAGTTTCTTGGATCTTCCAAATGGGGAAGAAGGATATTTGGTCAAAACTGGAATCACTGGAGGAGTAGATGTATTTTTCGGGAACGACCATTTCGGATCTATGCCACCTGAGGGTTCTATAGTTCAAATAGAATATTTATTAACAGACGGACTCAGAGGCAATATTAGAGCTACTGATGGCATTTCTTTTGAATTTGTTGATTCCGGATTTGACAATAATGGGGACGAAATAGATTTAAATGAAATTTTTAATATTGGAATTCATACTCAGATTAACTTTGGAAGTGATCCAGAACCCACACATTTAACAAGATTACTTGCTCCAAACACCAGCCGTTCCTTTGTACTTGCAAATACAAAAAATTATATAAGCTTCTTTGAAAAGTTTCAGATGTTCAGTTATATTGACGCATATACAGAATATGATGAATTTGATCCTTGGGTTGATAATGTAGTTTATCTTTTATTGGTTCCTGACATTCGTAAAAGATTTAGAGCAGGGGAAAACTATTTCACAATTCCTTCTGAATATTTTCAGCTGACAGATCTTGAGAAAAGAAAGTTGCAAGTACTTCTGGAAGAGTCTGGGCAAAAAATTGTAAGTGCAATTGTTTCCTTTGTGGATCCTCAGTATAAAAAATATGGATTAAACATTAGCATTACTACATGGGAAGGCTATGATAAAGATGTAATTTATGATAAGATAGTAGAAAAAATGTCAAGTTATTTTAGTAGCTTTAAAAGAAAAGATTTCCTTCCTAAATCAGATTTAATTGCAATCATAGAATCTATAGAAGGTATTGATTCTGTTAGTTTGTATTTCATATCAGAGTTAATAGAGCAAGAGCTGGCATATTTATTAAACAAAGACACTATAGATTATTCACAGTCACTTACTGATTCTCAAAAGGTTCATCTTAAATCAGTGTACGACGATTTAGAAGAAGCTGGACTGACATTGAATGAATCTAAAATTACTGCCATTTTAAAATATCCTACCTTTGTTAATTTTGTTAATAAGCATATTGACATGAACGGAGATATTGTTTTATCAAAAAATGAAATGCCATTAATTAGAGGCGGATGGTCTGATAGGAATGGATTAACTTATGCGGACGAGCTAGATAAAACTAAAGTTTCTTCACTCAATGTTTATGTATCGAGAGAATCTATTGAAGATTCATATGCAATTTTAAATGAATTAAATATAAGTAATATTAAGGATAGTTAAAAATTATGAATGGGTTTAGAGAAAAATTGGCACACAGAAATGATAAGTTATTAAACAGAGGATATGATTACCGAGGAAACGTCCTTTTTAACACGTTATCAAAAGCGTTCTTTTTAGAAACTAAAAGAACAGACATTTTGAACCAGATGGATAAATTGCTTGTTTACGTAATTGATTATATAAAGCATATTAAAAAGACGTTCCATTATGGACACGACAAGCATTTCAGAGATTTTAATTAAAAATAAAGGAAAATAATGGCTCTTCGGCACTGTAAATTTTTCGACAAGCGAGGAAACAACTGCACACCAATTTTGGATCCTGCAGATGGTTTCTTCCGTATAAATATCAACATGAATAAAGTCAGTACGAATTTATTTGAGACTGAGCATATCTTTATTTTTGAGGAAATCTTAAAACAAGGGAAGGCCGAGGACGACTATAGTGAGAAGCAGTTGGCCAGAGTAAATGTTTATCAGTCTACAGAAATTCAAATTCTTAAATATTTAAGTACTCATGGTAAAATAATAGAAACTTCTTTGGATCGTTTCTTTCCAAAACAGCATCTCGGAGAAGATTACACAGACGAGTTTATCAGGAAGCATCCAAAATTATTTGAAAGAACAGCAACAGGATCCGATATTTATGTAGAGAACACTTTATACGGAACGTCGTACTTATCGTCTTATGAAGAGAAAGAAAGAGAAAAATTGCTTTTAGGAGATGATTGGGAGGCTATTTTAAGTCGTCCAAGATCTAACTATCAAGATTCGATGGGAGAGGAATGTTTTTTATATTTTAAATGGAAAGATGACAAAGTAAATAATGCCTTGGATAAAAATATTTTTGTCTTTTTGGTTGACTCCTCTGATCCAACCAAATACTACAGAGGAGACAAGGCTCTGTGCAGAGACATTGGAACTGCATACCCATCGTTAGTGCCCATCTATAATGAAAATCTTTTAAATAATACATTTGATAATCCAAACTGGAAAAATTTCTTTACGGATTTTTCGTTCGTAGAAGGAAACTCTGATTGGTACGAAGACCCTACATATTTCCAGGTTCCTGTCTATGACGAAGTTCATGATGATTGGTATTATGAGAATAAATCTAATAAGCCACGTTATCAAATGAGAAGGAAGTTAGGTACTCAAACTGAAGTTGATCAAGCTCCGTTCCAATTGAATATTGCTCTTCACGCGGCAGATGAGGGAGAGTACGAAAGAACATTAGAAGTTTTCATGGCCAGAAGAACAGTTAGTGGAGAAGTTATTTCTGGAGAAGACTTTCAAAAAGAATACACTCGTAATTATTATAAATTGGCGGAAGTTACATTTAATGGTCAAGTCATAGGAAAAGACGAGAGACTTGAAAAAACACTTGAGAATTTCGGTAGAAAAATAGAAGACTCCGAGTTTTATGTTTTTGATGATACTGATGTAGATGAGGATCTTCCAAATTATATTAAGATAAACGAACATAGAAAAGAATTGTATTTACAAGGGGAGGATATTTATCCTTATCTGGGATCTTATAAGGCGTTTACAAATGTAATTAAATATTTTGGCCATACAAATCTTAGATTGAAAGAATATTTTTATAATATTCAACTAAGTGATCCTAAGAATGATAGAATTTATTACAGCGCAGTTGATATTCCATTGGATTTGAAAGTGCCAGAGGAATACAGAGAAGATTATAACTATAACGAATTTGTTTTTGGGAATATCCTTCCAAGTCCTGTCCATAAAAAGACATCTAGATTTGGTTTGTTTTATGATTTAAACAGGATAACAGGGGATTTTGACGAATGGGGATATCCAGAAATAGAGGATGCATATGATTATACAAATGAAGAAGTTTTATTAAAATTATATGGTCTCAAAAAGGTCATGGAAAAATATTTTCTTCCTCATCATGCAAGGATTGTTGACATAACAGGAGAAGGCGTATATTTTGCTAAGTTCAAAGTTAATAATTGGCCTGACAATGTACAGTTTATTACTCTAAGAGAAGGAAATTCTCCAAAATTTGAAGCAGTCCCATTAAAGATGGAAATTAAGGAACTAAACAAGCTTCTGAATATTTACAGGTTAAAACAAGGGATTCCTTTTGAAGAGGTAATTGACCCTATGACTGTAATGAGTGACATTATAAATAAGACTGGCGAAGAGTACATGCCATATCAAACAACTGACTTCCCATTTGATCCGGATCTCACTTTAGAAAAAATAGAATCCTTTTATCCAGATTATTATGAATTAAGAACAGTAATTTTAAATCATTTATTGAATATGCCATGTTATCAAGAAGTGATAGATGAGCATGGAAATTCAAAATGGATAGCAAAAAGCTTCCCATCTGAAGATGAGTTTAAGTTGTTAGGGACACCTTGTTTAATTAGATATCTTCCAAATGAAGTGACATGGGATGACATGAGGGTGCGTTGGGAATACTTAGAGTTTAATACACCTTCATTGATTGATGAAGGTGCTCATAGATTATACACTTGGGATGGATTGGGTGATTATGAAGGTTGGGGCATTGAATGGAGAATACATCATTCGGAAGATAAATATTGCTATCAAAGTGAAGGATTTATTAAGGACAAAAAAGAAGTCTTGGTGTTTCTTCCACACACAGGAAAATATGATGTAACCTGCAGAGTCACAGACATTACTAATTTTCCTAATCTTTCTAGGAAAGAAGATTATATTGAGGTTGTGAAACCCAAAGCAGATTTTGTGGCGTTCGGAAGAAAAGTCACGTCATATACAAATTGGGATTCGTTCAACGACATTGCATGGGAAGATTTTCCAGGGAGTTGGAATCAAAGTGGATTTTGTGAACTACAGACAACCTGGGACGAAGCTGATATTACTTGGGATACCCTTAACTATAAAAATTATATCAATCAAGATTTTGGATCTTCTTATAAAATTACAAATGAGATTTTGAGTGTTGATAGAGAAGATTGCAAAGTTATATTGAAGGGAAGAGATTTCTATGACAATACAGATCAATATAGAGATCAAAAATGGAGGAATGTTCTGATTTTTAATAAGTCCTCCGAAAATGTACCGGCGTTTGATAATATGATCGTCGATGAAGTAGGATACGGAAAAGTAAAAGTTCAAGGCGGATATGAGTTTAAAGTAGGAGAAGAAATTGAAATATATAAATATGATTTATTAGAAGGAAGTGAATTTAGGATAGAAGGAGATTCTATTTGGTGTAAGACTTCTAATATAAATGCATTTGAGGTTGGCAAATACATAAGAATGATAGGCAATTATACAGATGATTATTTCTACGAAGATTATATCATCAAGGAAATTAATGCCGATTACGTTCAGGGAATGATTCAGGTATTTGTTGTAGATGATGGATCTTTGTCATACACACCATTTGTGAATCAGTTTGGTAATATGAGCAGGTTTAATGAAGCTGAATTAAGATCAGATCATTATACGTTTATTATAGAGTCTGTACTTGAAGATGGAATTAATGATCAAATGATACTTTCTGTAACTGACAAAAACAAACATTTATTCAAGCTAAAAGATAAAGATTTAAGTTTATATAGAGTTGCAACTGGTTTGACATCTGGTAGATTTGTCTTTCCTGTATTGATCACAACATTAACAGAGGACAATGACACCGAGGTTACCTTAGATTGTACTGGGTCTATATGTAGTATCACACCATCTTTCATCGCAGAATACAGTGATTATGACTTAGATTATGCTATTCGCTTTGGTAGTTCTCAACATTTGTTCTGGGACAATTATGATATGGTGTCATGGGATGAGATGTCTCATCAAACTTGGGACATGATGGAATATCTAGGAACTGCTATAACAGGATTTAGGATAACTAAGGTAGACAATGGAGGAACAATACAATTTAACGAAGAAACATTCACATTTGATTTTGAAAATACTGGCCCAAAAAATTGGCTGACAAAAGCAACTAAACAATTAACAAAGTCCACACAAAATATAGTAAACCTTTTTAATTATTATAATATTAATGGGCATTATATTCAGGCAGTTAGTAAATATGGATCCATTGACGCATTAGTAAGTCTGAAGGGAAGTCCAGGAATTGAAGTGGAGGAAGACAGTTATCCAGATTGTAATTTTAAATTCTGGGAAAAGAAATTTTTTGATGGGTATAACAATCCTGCATTACACAAGCCTCTTAGAAGAGTGTGGGAAGAAAACGGAGAAAGTTTTGAAAACCCAACAGGAGATACAGAACTTTTCAATCCGTTTATTAATGTCCTGTCTGGGTCTTTTGGATTCTCGGATACTTTTATCAGGAAGAGTGATTTTACAGTTCAGCCAAATACAATTGTTTTTGTGGCGTTTGATGACATGGAGATGTTAGATAATAATTCTACTTTTGAATGGGAACTGTGGGAAGATAGCAGAAAAAAATTAGTAATGAGATCAAACAAATCTTATTTAATTTTTAATTTTATGGAAATTGGAGCATATACTGTAAAACTTACAGTGACTTCAAAACAAACAGAAAAGAACATTTTCGAGAAACGTGGATGGATTTACGTAGAAAATGACTAATATATACTGAAATAATATGTCTAATAAAATAAAGAAACAAAACAATGGCTGAGATTAAAGTTAAAAAAATGTCCGGAAGTGATGTAATGTCCGGATCTCGAGAGTTAATAAATAACAATTTCGTAATGCTACAGGATATTATTAACGAAATACAAGAATATGTAAATCTTGAAACATTGGAGTTTACCGGTTTCGAGAAGGCAACATTTTTCCAGGGTAATAAAAATACAGCGGTCCCGACACAGACTCTAATAGACACCAACGGATCTATTAAAGCTCTCGGGAATATAACAATTGGTGGGAATGTCATTGGCAACTTTGGTCAGTTTAATAATGGACTGAAAGTTGTTGCAGGAGATATTAACATACCGTCCTCGACAACAGCATTTAATCTTGCAGGAAATTTTAATGTTGGCGGAGAGATAGTATTAAAAGATTTTCAACAGGATGGTATTATTCCATCTGCACAAAAAGCATATTTCCTTAATCTTGCATCTGGCGGAACGTCCATGTTAATATTATCTGGCAGTACTCCTATTGGTGGATGGGTAAGCATGAAGGGAAGAAACGGACTCGTTTTAAATTGGGAATTATATGATTCTCTAGATCCTGATTATGCGTTATATACCATCGGATTGAAAACAACAGACATCCCAGAAGGCTATGTAATTGACATCGTTGCTATGGTTAGTGATGCTTCAACTCTTGCAAATGATGAATTTATAATATCATATGATAGTGTAAAATATCCAGGAGTTACGGCACCTACAAAAGGAATAGTTTTTACAGAAAGATATCAATCTGCAAGATTAATATTTACAAATTCAAATTGGGTTGTGACTAATCTTGTTGGTGCAACTTATGAATAAAATCACATAAAGAGAAATGAAAATTATAATTGATTATTCAGAGATGGTAAATGAGGGTGACATTGATGTTGAAATGTCACAACATGGCCAAGAGCGATCTAAAGAAAGATACGGGAAAAAAGTTGATATTCCTAAGAAAGAAATTGAAGAGTTGGTTGATAAATCTTCTGGGGATTTAATCAGAAATTCCGGAAAGTTTAGTACATTTGTTTTGCATGGAATGAGATCAAAGTTGAATGTGATTGGCAGTTTGATAAAAACAAGATCCAAATGGATTTTCAAGGTAATAACAGTAATGATAAAGAAGGTATTCTTTCCAAAACCCTATGATAAATACATTGAGGTTGTTGAAAATAAAGAATATATACTTTATGGAGAAACGGAAAAACGTCTAAAGTTTTTTAAGATTTTAGAATAATATATTATCTTTCTAAGAAAAACTTAGAAAGAATTTTTAAATAAAGAAAAGGTATTCGTATGGAAAGCATTAATGAAGCTTATGAGCAAATTCTAGAACATTTTGAAGCTTTTAAAGAAGAGCATAATAAAAATGTAGAAAAGGGAAACAAATCGGCAGGCAAAAGAGCAAGAGTAGCAATCGGCAAACTTAAGAATTTGGCTCCGCTTTACAGAAAATTTTCACTTGAAAATGACAAGAAGTAAATAGACATAAAATAAAGGCAACAAATAATGGCTTCAGATACTGAGTTAACAAAAGTAACCCCTTATGTAAGACAGATTGCAACGCAGGGAGGAACATTTTATACATTTTCCAGTGCGGCAGAGGATTTTACATTGTCGTTTAATGAAAATTCTGTTACTAATTTTAGGTTTTCTAAATTTGCGTTATTAAAGATTCCAGAAATTAGACAAGAACCTTACGCAAATACCCTGAAATTAGATGGGATTGCTGGTGCATATAATAAACTGACAAATAATAACATGAACGTTGACTTCGCTCAAAGTTTTCAGAATTATTGTTTGAATGCAGAAACTATGTTCCTTTCTCGAACAGCATATGACCATTCATTGCCTAAAACCGTGTCGGAGAGAGTATTTTGGAAATGGCTTAAGGAAATGGGAGGTTTGAGATTTCAAACATCTTCAGATCAACCATCCTGGGCCTATCCTTTATACAAAGAAGAAGATAATGTCACTGATAAATATGACAGGGTTGTAAAATACTTAGGTGAGATTGATTTTATAAACAATTACAGTGGTTTGACAAATACCTATTCTGAGGTGTATGCTCATGTCCCAACAGATGTCGGGGACTTTAAGGATGTTTACTTTAAATCAACCGAAGATGTGAACTACGCGCCAGGTATGACGCTTTGTAGGATGGATACTACCGAGGCAGACAACTATTATATTGCTGGAAGAACTTATTTAGATACTCATCCAATGGGAGGATTTGACATTCGAGCATATTATGATAATCCTTGGGGACTCGGAACTGATGCCTCGCTTATTAGTGCAGGCGTTCAGATGTGGAAGAAAAAAGATAGTATTTCGGAAGCATCAAATAGCCTTCCGGATTATAGTGTAGACACTTGGTGGTTTTTATCCACCAATGACAAACATTGTTATCACACTCAACCAAGGAATACTAATTCAGTAGAAAACGAAGACTTGTTAATAGGAGATTCTCAGTTTATAAGCGGCAACACAATACCTTTACAATGGACAAGACTAACAAGATCTAAATTAGAAGGAATTGAGATAGAATGGGACCCATCATCTTATACTCATTTAGAAGACGAAGTTTCTTGGTTAATAGATGTTGCCAGAGGAAGAAACGCAAAAGATTTTGAATTTAACGCAGTGCTATTTTATTATGATTTATATGAGCCTGCTACAGATGATGTAAATGAAGTAACAACGACTTCCTTAGATGAGTCAACATTCTTTTCTGATTTCTCAGATGAAAATGAGTTAGCAAACTCAACAGACACAACATTAGCAACTAACTTATTTGGTATCTTGTTTTTAGACAATGTCGAGCCTCTTTCATTAGGAGGAGGATATATTCCAACATTCCAAAAATGTATACCGAATAGAGAAACAAAACTCAATGGTAATTCATATGGAATAAAATTAAATATGAAACTTGACATTTCCGCAAATGATTCATTTGTAAATGTAGAGACTGTTATTTCTGACAGTAATACGTTGTCGATGGACATATACGCGGATTCTTTAAACGAAATTAAAAAAGCATCTGACAGTATGTTTACTCTGTCAGAAGATATTATGAATTTCGATTCTAGATTGAGAGATATTGAAGATATTAATAATATTAATACACAAGCATCTTACAATGCTCTTAAATCAAGATTAAATCAACTTGAGCTTTATATGAACAACCAAGAGTTGTTTTTAAATATAGCAGAGCGTAGAGAAATGCTGGACATGATTCAAAAAAATTATGATATGCTTGATAGTATTCTTTCTAATAATGCATCGATAACGGTTGCATTTGACTTAGACGGAGTTCGTAATGGTCCAGGGGTTTCATTGGAAAGAGGAGAAAACTATGTGAAGATTTCTACATCTTCTAATGGGTTCAATTTTGGTAATAATTATATCATAAACCCTCCTTCAGACGAGAGGGAAACTGACGAATGGATAGAAAGAAACAGAAATTTGGCAGATGAAAATTTCTATGAATTTGAAGCTGATCTACAACCATTAAATAATTATATTAGGTTCACAAATGACAATGCAAGATTTACTCCTGCAGGGGATTTTTATTTTTATATAAAAGATGGACTTAATAACTGGCAGACAGGTCAAATATATCGAGTTTATTTTGAAGGAGAATATGATCTGCAAAACAAATATAAATTTATTATCAAAACAGATTTTAATAATATTAAGGTTGCAAAAGAAAACTATTCTGTTACCATAGCAGATGTTTCTGGAGCAGAGTTTTTACAAATGGGGAATAAACCAGTATTTGAGATCCATTGTTTGGATGCAGATAATATGTTATTCTTAATAGACAAATTGAAATAATAAGATGGGATTAAAAGTTTGGTCAAACGGAGCAGGATCAGGTCCTTATAGTTCTCGATGGAGTAACGAAAAGAAAGGACAGAGTGGTCATCTGTCTCGAAGTTCATTGAACAGAGGACTAATTAAACCAGCGTATGATCAATGGATAAAACTATTGGGTGCTGCCAAATCTTCTGGAATCTATATAGGTACTGGAGGAACATATCGGAGTTTTGCTTCACAGCAGAAGGCAAAACGAGAGAAGCCTAATTTGTGCGCAACTCCTGGAAATTCAAATCATGGATGGGGAAGAGCAATTGATTTAGGTTATTATAGTAAGCAAAAAAAGATTGATAGTTCATCTGTATGGATAGGATATGACGGAAGTATTAGTTTTTCACATCCTGTTTATAATTGGTTATTTAATAATGCATATAAGTTTGGGTGGGTGAATCCGCCATGGGCAGCAAAGGCAACAGGGAGCAGAAAAGAGTATTGGCATTGGGAGTTTGTTGGTTTGCCAGGGTCAAATCAGGTTAATGTAGCAGTTGATGAAGATGCAGTATATACAGAAGGTGAAGGGGACGCGACAAGTACAGGAGGAGCAAATGGGACTGGATCAACACAACCAAGAATAGAAGCCAGGATTGCTTATTTTGAGATACAAGATGTTTTTAAAACGAGTAGCGTTAGTACGACTGCAGATAAAAATGGATCTGTAAAAGAAACAAAAAGTACTAAAGAAAAATCAACAGACCCAGATCTCAAAACAATTTCTAAAAATGATATTAAAAAAGATGAAACATCTCTTAACATTGAGTAAATAAGTTTAAAAACAAAAGAGTTTAACATGAATCAATCATATAGTAGTTTGACACAGATATTAAAAGATTTTTTTACAATACATCAAAAGACATTAAAAATCTTGTCACATCTAACTCAGTCAACTGTCACAAACGAAGATAAAATAAATTTTGAACTCACTTCTCCCAATGGAGATATTAAGAGTTTTAGTGTGCCTTCTTTTTCTGTGATTCTGAGGAAGATGAATCAGATGGAAGGAAATCTTCAGAGATTGAATGATATAAAAAATAGAGAATTTGGCCATCCTGTTTTTGGGAAAGAGTCAATATCTGAACCAGGAAAGATAACAGGAATTCAAACTCCCACAATGTTCAGCAAGAAACCCAATTGGTTTTTTGATAATTTAATAAATCCAATGATGTATATTAATTTGGATGTATCAAAATGGGTTCATCCTCAGACTAAATATATGATTTCTCACAGATTAATTTTAAAATTGGACACCACACAGAAACAAAATTATTATAAGAACAAGATAGAAGAATCTGAAGAAGTTATAAAATATAATGACATTGTTAAAAAACTAAATGAGCAAGGGATTCTATATGAAATAGATGAAGAACAACATACCCTTCCTGCGTTGGTTTTACCAAAATCTGGAAAATTTACAGTGCTGGATATTTTTTCAGATATTATAGAGAGTCAAGTATATCCATTCTTAAGGAAATATTCTTTTGCATCTATTGAATATACAGATACCATTAATAACATATCAAAGATTTTACAAAAAGGGGATGTACTTTTAACACCTCATGGAGAAACTGAATATAATGTTGTTGATGTAGATCAAGACAATAATAATGTCACTTTGGGAATAGGCGTGGGATATGAAATAGTTCCAATTGGGACGGATGTGTTGTGCATTTCGAGTGAAATGAAAGGGAAGAAAGAACTTCATTTGTCTGTTGGTCCGGATGAGGTAAATATCGTATTTTTAAAAACCACAGATCCTTATTATCACACAACCACGGAAGATTGGGGAGAAGGATTTTCTTATAGGACAGATGACCTTACTATTAATTTGGGTGATGGACAAGATCCTATGTCATTGAAAAGTTTTTATAATGCATATGCTCAAGATTTTACTACGATATTAGATGGGGCAACAAAAGAAAATCAAATAGGGTCATATTATGGTGTTCAGCCTAATGCTCCAGAACTTGTCCAAGCAAATTTTGTTGTTGATAGAATTAATAAACATCGCAAAGGTTCTGAAAATGAAGACAAGATTAAAATGCTTTTTAAACATAAAGCAGAATTAGAGCAAGAGTCTGATCAGTTAACTACTTTAATAGCCTCCTTGCCAGTAAGCGAAAGGGTGCAGCCAACCGGACATAAATTGATAATTGATGCAACAATTTTAGAATTGGACAAAGAAATCAAAGACACAGTTAAGGTCTTTGCAGAAGGTACTTATGTTGTGACTCCAAAATATGCAATAAAAGGGTTCTGGCCAATTCCAGCAAAGCCATATCATGAGAAAACAGGAGATCAGGAAATTGTACAGTTTGAGGTTGCGTATAGATATTTGGATTTACATAACAACCCTTCCTCTTCTGTAAGAATAGTATATTTAGAAAGTACTGGAGATCAAGTCACTGGGAACTTTTCTCAATGGACAAATATAAAAGGATCTTTAAGGGAAAAAGAATATGACGAATTGCTTGGAAAGATGGTTTGGTCGAAAGAAGATCCAGGAGATTCAAGCCAAATAAATATAAATCAAATTCAAGTTCCTATAAATCACAATGAACGAGTTGAAGTTAGAGTGCGGGCATTGACCGAAGCAGGATATCCTTTAAATCCTATTGCATCTGAATGGAGCAATACAGTTGTTATAGATTTCCCTCGAGATGAATTTGTAGACGATTTTGAATCTGTTTTGATGTATCAAAATTTACAATTTTATTCGTTACAATCAGAATTTAAAGAATGCTGTGAGGCTAATAAGTTAGCAATTAAAGAAATTAATGATAAGGTTGATTTATGGAGCGCTACTATTCAACGGGTTGACGCTTTGTCAAAAACTTTGGACGAGCAACTTAACCCAACTCATTATGGATATACTTGTCCTACCGGACCACCGGGTTTTAGTAGTGTCCCGACTGTGAGTCCATCAGTCGGGGCCGGAACATGTGACGGACAATTAAATGTTTCAGGTACAGGATGTATCGGTCAAACATTGACGTACGAGTTTAGTTTGACAGGAGATTTAGAGTTTACATCATATTCTGCAGTTGCTGCAGCGGATGATTGTATTTATTTGTTTGATGATAGTACAGTAAGATTGGTACAGGGAGCAACAGAATTAACACCATTGTCTGCTGATGTTAGTAATCCTAAACTTGGTAAAGGTCGCTTTGTTATAGATGCTGCAGGATCTTGGTTTGGTGTTGTTGAATCTGGAGATCTTCAGATAACATCTAACAGTTTGATAGAGGCTGTTGATTGTTCTTGTGATCCAGTATTAGTTAATAAAACACCTGCAATAGTACAATCACCACATGCACAAATTAACTTTGAATTAAATGGAGCAATATTTGCAGCAGTTTCTGATATACCTTGTGAGTATAAATTTGATAGTATGGTACTTAGCCCTCCAGCTGGAATAGATATTACAGCTTATGACCATACATTATCAAGTGCTACTGCTGGTTATGGGTTGTTTGATTCTACTCTTGCATCTGGATCATATGAACTTATTATGAATACTGGTCAAGCTGATGAATTAATAGCAGAGCCTATAGTAACTGTCACGATATAATAAAATAGGAACCAAATGAATCTGAACAATGGAAATACCTCATTAATTTACTCTTCCACTCCGAAGCTAACAAGCAATTTAAAAGTTGCTGTGGCTTCGGATGGCATTTATTTAAATTCAATACATAGTAACAATATACTAAAAGACGTAGTTCTTCAGAAATATCGTATTCACAAAGATTCCGAATATGGAACAGACCTGGCCAATTTCTGGGCACAAGGAGATGAAAAATTTAATTCTGTTGTTTGGAAGTTAGAGGACGAAAGTGAGTTTAACGCAAAACCGAAACTCAACAAAAATGTTTACTATAAAAATACTTTTTCTTATTTTGCTCCTCTTTGGTTAAATGGCCAAGTAATGCCGTATTATTTTGTAATTTTTAAAGTAAAAGACTTTGTGTTTGACATTCAAAAAATTACAGACTACGAGACCTTTGCAAAGGAAACATTATATAAGAGTGAAATTTTAGCCACTTATGACTTCACTTCTTCTACAACACTCGGGAGTTATCTTAGAAATTTTGAAGATGCAATACCATTAAACACCTGGGAAATTTTAAATTCAACTACTATTTTATTAAATGGCATTGTTAAAAAAACAGGCGTGGCTGCGTCTCTTCCAATAATTGTTGATGATTCTTCTTTGGTAACGGACGCTCAAGTATTGGAATATTTTTGGGAGTCTGGGTTAATATCATCTAAATTAATAAACTTTGAATTCTTTTTCTCGGACGAAGATCAAATAGATCCTTCACAATATTATGGAGTATATTTTACTAAAGAAGAAGCTACTAAATTTAGATTAGATTTTGATAAGCACAATCAAGAAATATTCCCATATATTGAAGACCCTTATATTTGGAGACGCTCAGATTTATATCCACTCTCGGACCCAACAGGAATACGACTTCATGTCGGAACATGGGACGCCACAATTTCTAAAATCTTTGATTATAACTGTGATGAGTACGGAACTGACTATCCATTTAATTACAATCCTTATTGTCCAGGAGCATTGTGGATTGATGACATTCCTTATGGTGAAGATTATGGACTTGATTCCTCTTTAGAATCTGGAGATGATTATGGTGTTGATCTTGCAGTAGGAACTTCAAACATTACAATTTTAGATTACTGGCTTTATTGTGCATACGATTTTGATTATCTAACAAATTCAAACGGAAGATTCTTTTATGCATTAGAAGATGTAAACAAAAGATTTTATGGAGTGAAGGAATATGGAGAAGATATTATTCTTGCAAATACTGACAATGTTAACTTGGAAAACTTTTATGGCATAGATCCAAACAAAAATATTCAAATTCCAGGAAACGTATTAAAAACAGAAGGTTATGATAATTTAAGACTTACCTTTGCAAGACAAGACATCAACAAGATATTTTATCCTGGTGACTATATGGTGATTAGATGTGGGATGATTGGACAAAGCTATGAATGGAGAGTTTACGCAGACTATGGTAATTGCTGTGAGGCAAATGAGATATGTTATCATGAAGCCCCTACCATAAAATTTAAAAGTTGTGATCTGACTTTTACAAGGTATAGCAATTCTGTGATCCTAGAAGCTAAATTAGAGGAAATGAATAGATTGGAAGAAGGAGATTCAATTCATCTTTCTTGTGATGAGTTTAAAAATATAGAATTTACAATAGACAAAATTGTTTATAATCATTCAGATAATACCAATACAGTTACAATTTTAGATGTTAACGGAGAACATTTTAGAAAATGTTTAGATGTTGACACGATGGTCTTCGATTATGAAGGAAGATCTTATTATTTTGGATACTTTGACCCAAGAGGAACGATTGATCAACTCGGCAAAAAGTTGGAACATGTTTTTAATTTATTCCCTAATAGACTTTATGACATTGTAGAATACCAAAATGAGATAATTTTTAAAGGAAAATTCCCAGGAAATGTATTTTCTCCGTTTTTGTTCGAGTATCATTTTGAAGAGGGAAGTACAAATTTAAATAGTATTTTATTGAATAACAAACCTCTTAAAGGAACCACTTTTTATGATAGTCATCAGAATCCATTAATATTGAGAAAAAGAGGAAAGATAGAGTTTTTTGGAAAGTCTGCAATTGATAACGGCGTAAGATTTTATATAGACAGAATTTGGACAGATGAAAACTTAAATGGTTCGGAGTTAATATCTACAAAACATAGAAAGGTGCCGTTAGTTACAAAGTATTTTGAAAATAACACACATTTTTATTCAAACTATCTTGAAGCTCCTATTCAATATGGAAATACATTGATAAGATATAACAATTTACAGAAGTATGCAGTCTTACAAATTGATGACAAAGAACCTCCGGTGTTTGAGAGTTCTAGTGGAATGATAAGTGCTAATTATGAGTTTCTCCCTAAAATGGTAAAATTTATATTGAATCCACAAACAGAATTATAATATATAGAGTAATGTTTACAAACTAAAATTTTAGATTCGGATTATTATGGCTGATGAGTATTCAAAAATACGAATAGAAACCACGCAAAGTAACTTGGTGATAGAACGTTTACGAAAAAGTGATACGTTTGGAAATGTACTTGACAAAATAAACAAGAATTTTGAAGAGGTACAGGAAAACGGCGGCGGACCGTTGGGGCAGTTAGGGCCACAAGGTAAGCCAGGATGTAGAGGCGTTCCTGGTCCAGTTGGGAAAGCAGGGGAATCAGATTTGAACTGGAAAAATATTCTTTCAGAGAAGTGTGACAGTGAAGAGCCTAATAACGAGACTGATGCTGAGATCATCATGAATAGGCTAACTAATCGTTCTTTGCTTCTTACTAATTTAATTCTGACCGATGATGACCTTATTAAATTAAAAGATATATCGTCTGTTGAAGAGACTATGGAAAAAGTCTCTAATACTTTTTCGGAATATAAACTTAAGGTTTACAATGGTCAAAGTACCGGAAGAGGAGAACATGTTCATTTAGTGAACTCTGCCGCGGCACAGGATAACTTTTATTATTTGTGTAAATCAGGATTTACAATTTCAAATGATTGGTTCGCCACCGGAGTGAACAGAGAAATTTTGAGAATAAGTGGTCAAAGAAATGCACAAATAAATAATCATTATTTAGACGCTGAATTTAATGTAGATTTGTTTAGTATTCGTAACAGAGAGTCTTCCCAATCTTTAGAAATAGATCCCGGATCTATAGTTGATAGTGTTCATAAACTTCGTTTGACATTAGACACTCAGACAGCACAGAATGAGGTAAATCTTCCAGATAAAAAAGGATACAATTCTGTATGGACAGATGTTCTGCAAAGAGGAGAAACTTGGGAAATTACATCTGAATCTGATCTAAAAATTTATAAAAGTATTATCTGGGATTCCTCATATACTCCTTATGATATTGCGGAGGATGGAGATCATTGGATTGAACTTCATGAAGATTCTTATATAAGATTTAAAAGGAACAATGATTTAGTGCTTGTTGATTTTCATTTAGGCGTAAAAAGAGATCCTTTACAAGATAACTTCACGTTAAGAACTCTTCAAGTTAGAGTGAATGTCCCAACAGTTGCCATGCGTACAATCGGGTGGTATCCAACGTCAATTTTGGAAAATGAAAGTATTTTAGAAGATAGTTCCGCAGAAAGCTTTTATGGACATTTTAAAATAGATAGTGTTGATTATGGGGATGGGACGTATAGTTTTCAGATAACTAATAAAATCCCAGCAGAAATCTATAACATGACATTTGACAGCACCACAGGAACCAATGAATTGTTTTGGATAACAGGACAAACATGGGCAACTATAGCAGATAGTGATACGGTTTGTGAATTGTTAGAAATCGTTCAAGAATCTGTGTGTCCAAATGTTGTAATTCAACAAAGTTAACAAAAAAAGAGATATAAATGAGAGTTAATGCAGTTGCAAATAGTGAAATTACGTATTCTGTTAAAAGAGCAGATGGTACAAATGTAGACGCCATTAATTGGACGTTTTATTGGTCCATAATTCAATCATCCAGTCAGGAATTAGGAGAGATAGTAAGCTCGAGCATTGCAAATGAGTATTGTGTCGTAAAATGGAGAGAGCCTTCGGCAGCATATCCATCTACCGTCCCAAGACAATTAAGATGCTCAGTTGATGTTATTGATGCTTCAGGGGTGGAAACTTGTATACAAACGACAATAATAGAAGTTATGGTCGCTTCCGCGGCAGTTCCTACTGACATAGTTTTAGACGGAGGGTCAGGTTATACGGCTCCTCCTGGATTAACTTGTCCAACAGCTCCATGTAGCATGTTAAATACTGACGGAAGTATTGGACCTGTACGCCTAATAGATCAATGCCAAAAAGTAGGAGAAGACCTTGATTTTACAGTAAGAGGATCTACAGGCGTTGCAAATTATTGGTGGGAAACAGATGACAAATCAAGTTTTGTGGTTGATTCTGTTCCAGTCGGACGAGAATTAATGACCATTCCAGATTCATCTTTCAATAGTGAAGCTACGGTAAGATGGACAAATGATATACCTTCTAACTCATCAGACGGAAGTTATTATATTACTGTCTATGCAACAGACACAACAGGTATAGCATCTAACACTGCAAAGATAAGGTTAAAACTTCTTCCATTAACACCTTTATTTACAGTAATTGCTCCGGACGAGCATCCAGAAGATGTTAAATACATAGACATAGTTCAAAGAAATAGAATAGTACAATGGCTTTTAGCGAATATTAAAAGATATCCAGAGTGGTATAATGTAGAATATTGGCTTGAAGTAGGAGAAGTGATTACAGAATGTCCTATTGGACCAACTGGACCATGTGAAGGAAGTTTAGATTCCCATTATACAGGAGCCAATTGGTTGCTTTCTGGTGGCACGTTAATCAATCTTTTAGACAGTGACATATTAAGCATTAAAAATAGTATCAGTGGAGATGACTATACTCTTACAGATTCAGTTGCTCTTCCATTAGAAAATCCTTGGATTATTGGAGATCCAGAACGTTATAGAATTAAACTGCATGTTAATTTCTTTGAGAATAGCAGTTGCGGACTTTCTACAGTTCTTCCTCATCAGGATTATGTTGTAGAATATTGTCCATCAGTTATAGCTGGAGGAACGGGTCTTATTTTCAAAACAGATTCGTGCCCAACAGGAATTCCGGGTCCTTATGATCCAATCACTTTTGTCCCTGATGTTCCAATATCTCCATCTGGGCCTCCTGCTCCAGCTCCAACGGTACCATCTGGTTCATCTGCAGGTTCATCTGCTGGCCCAACATGCACAGCTAGCTATACAGCATCAACTGACGGGTATACAATGTTA